GGTTAGAGGATAATGGCAGGTCAACTAGACGCATTACTAAAAAACGTAGCCAAGCAGGTGGTGTCTCAACTGGGAGACTCCTTAGACACAACAATTATCTACACTAGAAAATTATCTACGTCATACAACACATCTACTGGTGCAGTAACTACCAGTGATACCAGTTACACAATTAAAGTACCTGTAGAATTTGTACAATCCACGGAAGAAACTGGCTATCAGGAAAACGTAGCTAGAATTTTTATAACACCTGACCTCATAGGAGATAGTCAACCCCTATTATCAGATGAAATCACTCTCACATTTTCTGGATCGACCAGAGTTGCAAAGATTACAGATGTAAGAACTTTGCGTGGTGGTCAAGAGTATTTATTTAGAGTTGACGTTATTTTCTAATGACTTTAGTAACAGCAAGAGCAGCATTTGAAACCGCAATCAAAAATGCAGTAACAACTGCTGATAATACAGTAACAGTTGTGTTCGACAATATGCCCTTTACAACTCCAGGGAAAACTAAAAAATATGTAATGGTAAGCCTTGATTTTACCCAATCAACAACTCAACCCCAAGGTGCATCAGTTGACTACTATGGAGGATCAATAACTTGTGGAGTTATGACACCTAAAAATAAAGGAACGGCAGATGGAGCAGCAATAGCTGAAGCAGTAATAGACGGGCTAACTTCGGTAAACGCATCGGATTATTCAGATACATTTTCTGCTTCTCCCCGTGTTTCGCAAATAGCTGGACCGACTACAATAAGTACAGAAAGAGAAAGTCATTTTCTATCTGTAGTTAGTTGCACTTTTACTGCCAATGCCTAGTTCCAAAGACATTTCCCACTTAACTAAGGATTTAGAGCAAAATATGATAGCTCTAAAAAGCAAAGTAGCTTCTGCTATGGTGCAAGATCTTCAAGAGCGTGGTCCATGGTGGACAGGACATTTTGCTACAAGTTGGAAAATAAGCGAAACCCCTGTAGCTCCTGTTAAAAAATCAAGAAAAAGAGAAGAGTTAGATAAGGGAAATATGCGAGGTTATGATGCTCCACTACATTGGATAGATGATGATGAAGCTGGAGTCGGTACAGGAAGTGTTTATGACCAAATACGAACTAATCGTGCGTTACCTAACAGAAAAAGAGCTAAAAAAGTTCCACTGGAAAAACCATTATACGTGGGTAACGAAGCTGAATATGCTGGATTTGCCGTTAACAATCCAGGGGCTACTGCACCAGTGGGTTCTCCTGATGGAGTCACATACTCAGAACATTCAAAAAATGTAAGACAGATAACACCTCCTAGTGGAAGCCCCGATTGGTACAAAATATATTTGCAAAATCAACAATTTAATGAAGCAATACTACTTGGACTTAGTGAAACCTTTAAAGGTACACATACTCCTGTCGAATAATTCACAGTAAGTTATACTACAAGAGTAGATACAATTTTTTATGCCAACAGTAAGAGCAATAGACAAATTGAAGCAAGCCTTCAGTGTCGAAGAACGTAGTAGCTACTCCATTTTTAAGGGAGAAGAACTGATTTTAAAAATTTTTTGGTCGCCCCTTACAATAGCTGATAGAGACACCATAAACAGTACATTAATAGCTATGAACAAAGGTCAGGAGGAAGGGAGTCTTGACTTTGCATTACAAGTTATTGTTACAAAAGCCGAAGATGAAACAGGCACAAAAATGTTTACACCTGGAGATTTACCAGCACTAAGAAGAGAAATACCTCTATCTGTCCTACTGGACATAATGACTAAGATGCAAGGAGTGGGCGAGGGGGAAAGCCCTGATGCCGTAAAAAGCTAAACTGAAAAAAGATAATTTTATATATTTGCAGTTTTTTATTGCAGAAAAACTAGGTTACACTCACAAGGAAATAAGAGAAAAAATGTCAGTCCAAGAACTGTATGCTTGGAACGCTTACTTTGAATTAAAGTCTGAAAGAGAAGAAGAAGCCTACGAAAAAGCAAAAAGACAAGCCCAAGTTCGTAAAGTACGCTAAACTTTTAATATCTGACTCAAATTTGCGGTGGCTGCGTCAAATTACAGCGTAAATATAAAACTAAATACTACAGCAGCTAAGAATGACTTACAGAAGCTAGAAGCACGAATAAATAAACTACGCAAAAATTTAAATTCTCCATTAAAAATAGATACAAGAGTATCAAAAATAAATAAAGAAATAGCAAAAAGCAAAGAAGCTCAAAGAGTTTCAATGATTGACACTAGAAAGATAGGAGATCAAGTAAGAAAATTAGAGGATAAAGGGTTAAAAGTTGATAAAGCAAGAGCAGCTATAAAAAGAGCAGCAAAAGCAGACGCACAAGGACAGTTTAAATTAGCAGAAGCAAATAGAAAAACAGCTATTCAAGAACTAAAAGTACAGGAAAATATTACAAAAAGTATAGCCGAAAGAAACAGACTATTATCTGCTGGTAAGTTTGCAGGAGGAAAAAACTTCGGACAAATTGGTGGATCTATAGGACCAGCCTTACCACCAGGTGCAGGATCAGCAGCAAGAGGCGGAGGAAGAGGTTTTGATATTCAAAGTGCTTTAATAAGTGGTGGTTTTCCTTTGCTATTTGGTCAAGGTCCATTTGTCGGTGCTGCTGGTGCATTAGGTGGCGGTATCGGTGGAATGTTTGGACAGATGGGTGGTTTTGCAGGAGGTATTGCAGCAACTACAGTAGCCACAACAATCCAAGCATTTACAGTAGAAACAGGAAAACTTGGGGCAGCTTTAAATGATGCAACAAAAGATGTAGAAGCAGTATCAGCAGCATTAGGAATTACTGGAACGGAATTTGAAAAGAACCTCAAAACTTTACAAAAATTAGGTGGCGAAGAAGCAGCGTTTGAAGCAGCTAGACAAAAAATGATTAACCTTGTAGGTAAAGAAGGAGTAGATGCTCTACAAAAATTTGGTAAAGGGGTAACTGATATAGGTAATGAATTTACTAAGTCAATGACTATGATGCGATCATCTTTAGCTGAATTTATAGGAAGTCTCGGTATTTTTCAACGACTTACAAGTTCACTTACTAATCTAAATTTAAGGACACAAGCTGGTAGGTCAGATGATCCAAAAGTACAGGCTTTAGTAAAAGAACTTGGTATAGCAGAAGGTTTTGCTGCTGCTGAAGCTAGATTAGGAAAAAAACCTGGGACTTTAAATAAAGGTAGATCTGTAGAAGTAGTATCAAAAGAATTACTAGATTTACAGAAAAGCATAAATTTAGAAAATGAAAGAAAGGCGATTAATCAGATATTAGGAAAGACACAAGAACAGAGAGTCAAGAAAATAAATGACGAAATAGCATTATTGGAAAGAAGTTTTGAAATGTCATCATCTGAGTTTGAAATTGAAAAACAAATAGCACAGATGAAAGAGGATGGAGGAGTACAGGATGAAAATGAACTAAAAACTAAACTCAAGAAATTACAGCTATTACAAAAAGAAAGGCAGTTAGCTGATGAAACAGCAGCAGCATTTGAAAGAATGTCTCAGTCAATAGCAACTGATATATCACAGGGAATCCAAGGTTTAATCCGTGGAACGTCAACACTCAACGATATGCTCAATAATGTATTGAATAAACTTATAGATGCAGCCTTTAACATGGCATTATTTGGAAATATGCAAGGCACATTAGGAGGTGGAGGATTATTTGGTTCATTATTTGGTGGATTAGGTTCATTGTTTGGTGGTAGAGGGGGTGATTCTACATTTGGAACTGGGATA